GACTGGAACGGCTCACCATTGACAATATCACGGATGTTGCGTAGACTTGCAGCCATCTCGGTCAATCCGGGCGCACCGGAGATACGTGCGGCAGCGGTGAGACCGCTGAAGATGCCTGTGGTGGACTTGATGACGGAACCCATTTCGCGTAGGGTTCGTACACCGCTCTCAATCCACTGGTTGATTCGGCCCTGATCGTCTGCTACGGCAATGTAGTTTTCGAACTGCTTGGAAATATCAGCAAGCCATGTGCCAAACTGAGGGAGATAGGTTGCACCCACGGAACCCAGAGTATTGAACGCGTCGATGAGCGGACCCATACCAGCGGACATGTTGGTGAGCATTTGACCAACATTCTCCAGCATCCTGCCGAGACCGTTGTTGTCTCCCAGTCGCTTGAAGCCCTGAAGGGTTTCGCTGATGACCTTGGCCCAGCCAACACCCACGGATGACAGTCCGGTCTTGAGTTGCGGGACAAGATACTTTACGGTATCCTGTAGAGAGGTACCCATTTCCTTCCAGAACGCATTCTGGACAGGCTTCTGGATCTCGGTGTAGGTTCCCTTGAGCGCCTTGACGGCCTTCTGAGCCTCAGGCGGGAGCTTGGCGAGTGCTTCAGCAGCCTTCTTAGCGTCGTCGCTGAAGGCTTCACCGAAGCCCTTCCATGCCATTTTGTTTGCGACCATGATGGACGCCATGGACCCAATGGCGGCAGGGACAAGGGCGGAAAGCCCTATGACCTTGGTAATGTCCCCACCGATGCTGAGGATATTGGCACCCGTTGTCAGTAGAGCGCCGCCGAGAGCAGTAATAGCTGCGGTAGCTATGATTGCCTTGGTGGCGAGGCCTTCAAAGTTTGCGGCGAGTCCGGTGAGTGTGGCCTTGATCTTCCTGCCATCAAGGGTACCTGTGAGGGTGTTAAACAGCCCTGTAAGCGCTCGCTGAGCGGCAGGGTCGATGATTGCCCGGAAGTTGGCTGTTCGGGCGCGAGAGAGGCTTCTGAGGGCCGCGTTGGCTGCTTTGGTGTCAGCCTGTGCAACAAACGGTACGCGCTTTGAGGCGTAACGGGTGGCAATCTCGGAAAGGGCGGTGTTCGCGGCAGCGGTGTTCGCTACGGCTTTGAACTCTACGTCCTTGTTGAGGAACTTAGCGAGAAGCTTAGACATCTTCTCTTCGGCTTTGGCAACATTTGCGTCAACCTTAAGTACCGCATCCTTTGAAGTGATGCGGTACCTAAGGTCACGAATTTTCTTGCTGGCCTTCGCCAAGTCAACGTCAGCCTTTAGCTGAATCGTGACATTCTTGATTTTGGCGGTAGCCTTGCGTACGTCGGATTCGAAATACTTATCGTCGGCTCGGATGTGAACATGTGCTGTTCCAATGATTGTCACCGAACCACTTCACTTTCTATAAAACAACAGGACTAGTTTAGGTGAATCCCATCATGGGGATTCCTTCTAGACCCGGTGCTGTTCCGTCGTCGCTGAGTTCTAGATATTCTGGCGGGCCATCTCCGAACGCTGCTGCGGGATCAGGTTCATCGTCGTCATGGGCCTTACTAATTCTATCATACCTATGATAGTCTTTGTTGAGACTGATACGCTTTTTGCTGACTTGACCCTGATGCAGATCGTCGTAGATACTGTTCTCAATGATGAGGTTATCGATCATATCCATAACCTGTTCGGAGTCATGATCATTGAACAGCTTCTTCAGGTCAGTCCCTTTGTTCAAGAGGTAGTGGCCGTTATAGTACGGCCACCACTTCAAGAACTCTTGGACGACACCTACGACTACTGGGTAGGGCGCGAGGAACGCTCTTCAATCAGGTATGCTACGATGTCAGCAAGAACCTGAAGTTCAATGACCTTTTCGGGGTCACGTGTGAGCTTGTCGAAGCGCTTGTACTCATCCTTGGGGAGCGAACTCTTCAGATAGCCCTGAATGGCTCCTGCGGTCCCGGAGTTATCTTCCGCCGTGGAAGCTGCAATGAAGTCCAAGAGCACTGCTCCGGGGACCTGACCATAGGCTTCGAAGGTTTCGCCTTCAAGTTCAAACGGGATCGGCTCTACTACCGTCTTCTCCGTGGTGGATGTGAAGGACTTGATCTTACGTGCTGCCATGTTGTATCCTAATGTCGTTGCTACAAAGCGTCTAAATGACTCGTCTTAGGTTATCTGTGAGATACCTATTGGGCTTTGTCCCCGGATGGTGGACAAGTTTGCTATACACTATTCTACCACGAGAATAGAACCTCAGTGTTTGCGCTCGGCGCGGAACAATGATATGAGGTCGGGTACCTTGATGGTGCATGAGGGCGATACGGTTGTCAGATCCGATGACTGCCGTCAACCCGCCGTACCTCTGCACCACTCGGTAGTTGATGGATCGGCGAAGCGCTCCGGTGTCCACACCAACTTGAGCCTTGGCGAGTCGGGCTACACGTGCACCAAGCTTGGTGAGGTATATTCCCGTAGGCCCGTCAGGATCTCTGAGAACAAACTTCATTCCCGCTGGATCAGGGACAAACTTCGCCATGACTATCCTTCGTAGACGTTGGACAGTGCAGAAGTTGTGAGGATCAGTGTCATGGCCTGAAAACCGCCCTGTGGCTGGCCTGCTGAGACATCAGCGAGGGAGCCTGTCAGGGTCGTCTCTCCAGCCCTTAGACCGGCATCCAGAAGCAGCATGGCGTCAACCATCTGCTTGCGGGCGTGAGCGCTCTGTACTTCGGCAGGGACCATCTGGTATCCTGTGACCGTCTGCCCGTAACGGGAGGGAACCATCGTTGCTGGGTTCGCATCAGCGGTGTTGGAATTGGGGACTGCTCGGACCACTTCAACAATGTAGACTCCGGTACGTGGCGTGGCGCACTTGGCCGGTTCCTGAGCTTGGGTACCCGGAAGACCCGAGTACCCTTGCTCAAAGGAGACCGTCACTTGTTCACAATCGTGAACTGTACTACCTTGACCACCAACCGCGAGATACCTTCGATCCGGAAGGGCTACCCCATGATCGGCATACGTCGCTACAACTGTGTTGAGAATGTGATCCGCTATCTGGACAAACTCTTGTGGGTCTAGCATAGCGGTTCTCCGTTACTTACTTGTCGAGGATTGCGGAAAGTTCTTTGACGAGGGTCTTGCGCTTCTCGCCAGCGTTCTCAGCGTCAAGTGCTGCCTTAGCCTTTGTAGGGTCTTCTGCGACCCAACCAAGGACATCCTTGATGGAACCCTCAGGAACGGTCTGTTCCTCCGTTACAGGGGCTTCTACGGCCTCTACAGGGGCTTCTACGGCCTCTACAGGAACATCAGTCTTGGCTACTTCTACGTTTGGTCCGCTGTGCGGTGCAAATGGATCGTGTGCGCTCATTAGTTTATTCTCTCTCCCCTCGGCCTATCGACCGAGAATACCTTAGGCCTCTTTTTGGCCTTGCTTGGGTTTACTGCTGCTAGGAAAAGGTCGATCTCATAGATCCCGACCTTTCCGTTCGAAATGAACTCTTGGGGGTCCATAATCGTGTAAGACATGCCTTGTTTTGAAACGGATGAAATTCGTTCCGGTAGGGCGCATGCTGCTGAACCCATGTCTGCCAGAATTAGCTCGTTTGCCAATCGGATTGCTGCTCTTCGTCCCGCTGCTGGCGGTGGAGTTCCGTACGTGTATGTGATCGAAAGCTCGTTCACAGGGTCCAGAACCCACGGAAGGGCATTTTGCCTGACTAGGTAGCTACTGTTTCGCAAGGAATACTCACTGGGATCTAGCTCTCGTCCCATGTATGTGATAGAATTTACTGCTCTGACAGGTGTGTGACGCAATCTAAGGTTGCGGTGTCCCTCTGAGAAGCGGGCAACGTTGTACATGTTCCCGTTCATAACCTCGGGACGGGTTGCAGTTGACAGGGATGCTTCCGATGTATATACTTCAGTGGTGGTCTGAAGGCCGGTGTACTTCTCTGCTGACAGTTTGTAAAGGATGAAACTGGCGTACTGTACAGCAGAGTCTGTGTATGGCCCGGTTGGGTCAATAGTGTCTGCTGCACTAATCCATAGAGTAGCCATTTTTCTCCAATGCTCTGTTCTTACCATTATACCATAAAGAAAACTGGCTGGCCCCCGAAGGAACCAGCCAGTTAGTTTACTGCTATTGGGATTATGTTACTGTTTGGTAGCCAGTTCCCACAGGAATGGATGTGGTGCGGGCGTATGCTACAGGAGCATCAGCGGCGAATGGCCACAGCGGTGCTGCGGGTCCGTCTCCGAAGCCTACGTTTCCTACGCCCCAGCCCTCGAAGCTTGTAGCCAGAAGATCGTTCTGGATAGCTCGCTCGCCTGCCTGATGCATCTGGGTGTATGGGAAGACCCAGTGCCAGTAAGGGTTGACAGCGGCCTGACGACCGTTGACGTTCGCAATGGACCAAACTTCAATCGCAACACCGTTAGGTGTGGCATCGACGCCCACGAGGGGAGCCTTGTAACCAACGGACTTGCCGCCAGCGGAAAGAAGGGTACCACCGGAAATCATTTCGGTGAACTCAGGATCGGGATCACAGAGAGCAATGCTCAGGGTGACTCGCTTGAGTGTATCAGGTGCCTTCCAAGTAACGCAAACGGAACCGTCTGCGGCCTTGGTTGTGAATTCGTCGCCTGTTTCGTACTCAGGTGTGAACCCGAGAGAAACAAACTTCTTGGTAACATATGAAGCGCTGGGTCCAGTTACAAGGTCGCCGGAAGCGGTTAGTCGTGTAAGACGAATCGCCATTCCCGCAACGCTGGAAGCGTTATCGTGTGCCATGGGTTATATCTCCTAATTCTAAGCGTAATCTAGTGTTAGATCAACAAGTACTGCGTACAGATCGGTGGTTGACCAAGTAACCGCTGCTGAACCGTCAACGAAATACTGGATCTCGTTGATCTGTGTGTTGATAGCCTGATTCAGCTTTTCCGGTGTTACAATGGTCGGGCCGATGCGGACTGAGACAGGGCCGGTTGCGTACATCCATGCCTTGCCTGCCCCTGCTGCGACCCCGTTGGGACCCTTCTTGGAGTAGCCAACACCGGAAACAACGGAGTTTCCGAGTGGAGCTACCAACTTGTTACCATCTTTTTCGAGGTTGAGGACTGAACCCACAACCCTAGGAGCGTGAATGACACCCTTGGAGCCAAGAGAGGCGTTTCCGAGTGCTTCCTCCAGAAGTCCAAGCCCGTAACGGACCTTGACCCCTGTACCCGCTGTAGGGGTTACGTCAACGGCTTGCGCCGATGCGAGGTATCTGTTATCATTATCTGAGTCAAGAAGTTTAGCTATATCGCCATTCCAGAATTCAATCTCGATTGCCTTCTGCATCACGATATCCAGCGCATTCTTCGCGCTGGCTTCGATCTCAGCCGGGTTGGTTCCAAAAGTGGAGACCTTCACGGATGCCTTTACGTCGAAAGGGTAGTACGTTTTGAAGTGTTCCTTTGAGGCTGAGTTGTCTACGACAGTCACAGTCTCAATGGGGCTGGCTCCATAAATGGAACCGTTAGCAATTACCAGTCCAGCATCTTGGTTCTCATAGGTAATACCTGAGGTCCAGAAGCTATCAGTGTGGTTGTACACAGTGGTAGCTGGACTCAGAATGCCGAAGGAGGCGACCTCAAGTCCCGCTGTGGGGACTAGGGTAGTGTTAGTGCGTGCCATGTTGATTCCTTAGTTGACTCTGAGTCCAGCTACTGTTACTGTTTGAACTACTATTAGACTGCTGTGGTTCCGGAAGAAGAACCCTTGATTGCAAGAGCGCTTGTTACGCGGAGGGATTCGACGCCGACCTTGGCAACACCTTCGAAGTTCTCAAGGAAGATCTTGTAGTCGTTGGTTCCGTTGAGCGTGGAGTCGCGGACGAGTCCAAGGTCAAGAGTTCCACCGTCGAGGAAGAGGAAAGTGCCCTCGGAGAAGAGGTACCAGATAACGTTGGACGGGAATCCAAGAAGTGCGCCAGCGTTCTGTGCACCGAAGATCTGACCGGTCTCGCCGTCAAGGAACCAAGAAACGTTGATGTTACGAGTGGAGAACCACTTGTTGATCTCGGCCTCTGCAAGGTTGAAGGTACCGTCGCGTCCGTCACCCGGAAGCTGCTTGGTCAGGTCGGCACGAAGTGCGTTCTTGAACCACTCAGGGAAGAGTACGCGGAGCGGAGCCTTGGGATCAAGGCGGTAGCGTGAACGGTAGGCAGAAGCCGCCTGCTCAAGCTGGACGAAGATGTCGCGAGCGGCACCAAGCTGGGAAGGAGCGGTAACCGGTGTGGAAAGCGCACCGATACGGGTAAGCAGACGGATCTCAGAGAAACGTGCGTGCTGGACCATACCAAGCTGGATGTGGCGCTCAACAAGCTCCGGGTAAGCGCGTGCGCCTAGGTTACCGAAGGTGAGGCAGAGCGGGATAGCGTCTGTGTAGACGGTGACTTCAACGCCTGCTGCAACGCGGAGGCAAGGCTTGACCGGGTTCGGAGCTTCCGGTGTGGAAGCGTCGATGTCATCCTGCATGGTCCATACGGACACAGCGCCCTCAAGGTCAGCAAGGACCGGTGGGGTCATGAAGCGGATACCGCCACGGTCTGCACCGAAGACAGCAAGAGCATCCTTGACCGGACGGACAGAAGTCTCGCCAAGCTCGAAGATGTCGTAGGAGGTCTCGACCGGAGCGGTAAGACCACCGGCAGCGAGGATCGCCTCAGGGGAAACTACAGCGTTGACCTTGGAGCGGTTGCCCTCAATGTCGTTGGTGCTGAGGTAACGCTCGGACGGGAAGGTGGTGGAGAACTGAGCAACAGAGTGCTGTTCGCCGTCTCCACCGGAAGTGCGGCCCATGCCGTGCTTGCGGGTAAGAATAGCCTGAGCAACATCCTTGATGCTGGAAAGCTCAGAACCTGCGGTAATACCCGGAAGGTCAGCACCAGCGGTAATAACTACAGGCGCAGCGGCCTTGATGGTTGGGCGAAGCTCTTCTGGTGCTTCGAATTCTGGGGTGTTAGAGGCAGTCACAGGTTCCTCCGAACTTTCTGTGTTAGTATCTTCTGTAGAAACTTCTTCTACATTTTCAATGGGGGTTTCAGGGGCGCTTTCAGCCTCTGGAGCTTCTTCTACTGGAGCCTCAACGACTGGGGCTTCCTCTGTGGAGGCCTCAGCTTCTGCTGGTGCTTCTACTACGGCTTCGGCAGCGACGGTAGCTTCCTCAGATGAGAACTCTTTGAGTTTCTTCTTCTCATCTTCGTCTTCTTCGTCGGCTGGAGCTTCCTCAACCTCAACTTCATCGGCAGGGGCTTCGTCAGCTACTGGAGCTTCCTCTTCCTCTTCCTCGTCAGTCTTGGTGGCGGATAGTTCTTCGTCGCCGGTCTCTTCGCTTACTTCGCTGATGTCGGTTTCGCCTTCAGCAGTAGCGTCACCCTCCGCATTGAAACGGGAGATAGCTGCTTCTGCGGCAGTTGCGAGTTCAGCGGCCTCAGCTACACGGCGTCCCTGTTCGTTAACGACTACATCGTTAGCGTCAGCAAGTTCGTTCATAGCGTCTACGGCTTCGCGAGTTGGGTTGTCACCTACGGACTCCGAAAGTGTACCGAATTCGGTTACAATCTGGTCCTGTAGAGCCTGAAGTTCTTCCGGAGAAAGATCGCCTAGACGATCTAGGTTTTCACGGATTGAATCCACAGTGCCCTCCTTTGATTAATATGGTGGACAGATTGTCCATCGTTTACGGGGTATCCTGCGGCAGAAGGGCAAGAGCCTTTGCTCTTGCGCTTTAAAGTATATAGTGATATTCTATCATACCTTTTTTGGCCTGCTGCAAAGTTTTTCTAGCGGGTATTGAATTTTGCTCGGAGTTGTGCTAGCTTATTAGATAGCTCTGCTTCCTCTGAGGTCTTCATAGAAGCCATGCGGGCGCGTGCAGCCTGTGCTTTGGAAGAAAGCTCAGCGTTGCGTGCAGTTACCAGAGCAGCCATACGGTTACGGGCAACATCCACATCAGCGGACAGAGTAGTCTTCTCAAGCTTGTTGAGACGACGGTCCAGAGACTCGATCTTGCTGTTTTCGCGGATTTCTGCTAGGTAAGCTGCTCCAGCGGCTACGAGAGCGCCCGGAACACCACCGGAAGCCGTGATTGCACGTGCAATCGGGAATCCGGGGACATTGACCTGACATACAGCAACCAGTTCCAGACGGCCATTGATCGGACGCCAGTCACCGGACGGTGAAGACGCACGGAAGGCACGGATCTGGGACGGTGTAACGTCTGGGCGTAGGGAACCGGCAACCCAGATACCAAAGGCATCCTCACCAGCAACCACGTCAGCCACAGCAGAGGCCGTATCGTCATAGTGTTTGATGGCTTCGTCAGCGGAAGCCTGTAGAGACGCGTGCCCACCAGCAAGGGTAAGCTGGCCAACCTGAATGTCTCCCTCATCCGTACGCAGCACTCCATTGCGGAAGTACGCGTACTGGGAAGCTGAGCGCGGCGGCTTGACATTGCGTCCCGGCATACCGATGTGCGAGGTCTGCCATGCAGCAATGTGTCCGAAGACACGACCGTCATCTGTAATGGTGAGCGGTGTTGCCTGATTCAGTGCGGGGTCCTTGAACCACGACTTGGGCGGGACAATGGGAGCAGCGGACGCAGCAATGCTTGCCAGCTTGTACTCGTAGTCTTCTGAAATTTCCTCGTAGATGCCTTCCGCAAAGGGTGCCTCTTCAAGCTCCAGAGTGGGCTCTTCTTCAATCATAATATAGCACTCCTGAAATGCTGGCTTAGGTACAATGGTGATCCCCATCAGGCGTGCAGACTTGACGGTAATCTTTTCGTTCTCAATGGTGTTCTTGTCGGACAACTCTTTGTCTTCGTCACTTGGTTCTTCAACCTGTGCCTTGAACTTGTCAAGGTCCACAGAAACACCACGGAGGAACTGTCCGCGTACCATACGCTCGGCCTCACGGCCAAACGGTCCCACGTCAAACACTCCACGGACGTTTCCGACAGAGCCGTCTTCAAAAATCTCGTAGGAATCAATACGCCCGACCACTACCGAGCCGTCGTGGCCACCACTAGTCTTGATCTGCCACATGAGGGGTAGCGGAAGGTTACGGGACGTGATAGAGTTCTTCTTGAAGGAGCGCTCATCTCCCGAAGCGACTCCCGTAGGGATCGCAAGGGGGATAATGAATCGAGCACCAGAGGACTCAACAGCGGACGCTAGGAGGGAGGCAACAACAGGCTCATTGCCTTTGTCATCCTGATAAGCCCCTGTTTCCTTGTCAAAGGTGTAGACAGGTACTTCAAAGCCTTGCGCGTGTGCGAAGGTGAATGCTGCTTCGGCAGCGGAAGCAACCATGGCTTCATCAAACGTAAGGGACTTGACGATTTCCTCGTCAATCTGCGGCATGAGTTTCAAGTTACTTCTTCTTTCGTGGGACGTACTGGCCGGTCGCTACGTCGTGAGTGTGGTTGTAGACACCGAACAGCGACTTGTGGTAAGACTGTGCAAGCCCCCATGCACGCTGTGGTCCGACATACTTGGACAGGTGGCGGTGGCAGCGGGTAAGGTCTCCGGGAGTTCCCCAGCGGATCTTGAGTGCACCCTTGCCGATGGTCCAGTACGCTTTAAGCTGTGCGGCACTTCCGCCGCCTACCTTAGGCGCAGCGGAGGCAGTGATGATCTCACCGAACTCACCGTAGAGGCTCTTGGAGGCAGAAAGCTCACCGATCTCCGCAAGGGAGAACTCTCGCCAAGCAGCAGGAACAAGATCCATACGGTTTAGTGCACGTGCACGCTTACGGATGTGAGCCTTGACAAAGAGGTCAGGCGTCGCTCCGGAGGCTACAACTGAGTCCTTGATGTCTTCACTATTAATTATAGTGTATGATCCATCAGGAAGTGCATAGCCTTGTGTAATCAGGTCTGCTGTAATGCTTCTGCCTGACGCTGCGATTGGTACTTCCCCTGCCTGTGGGGCCATCTCTTCCGAGACCTCAGTCTGGTCCGCTCCGGAGTCGTGGGCGTCGATCTGCTGAATGACCGTTTTTACGGTTTCAGGGTCAGGAAGCTCGACAACAGGCGGTGGTGTGGAGCCTTGGAGGATCGTGATCATGTCCGGAGAAGGTGTCCATGCCCCGTTAGTGCGGAGAAACGCTCCGGGCGCACCATTCTGCTTGACGATGGCGATAGCGTCCATGACAGCGGTCTTGTCGATCTCGTCCACGATGGCGAAATACAGGGCCTCGTCTTTAGGACCCGTAGCGGCGTCCTCAACGGCCTGATCTTCCTCGGTGTAGGTTTCATCCACCGGAGCCTCTGCGGGAGCCTCTGGGGCCTCTCCAGCAGCCACTACGGGGGCTTCAGCAGCCGTAGAGAGCCATTCAGCGATACGGGCAGCAGGATTGGCCACAATCGGCAGCGCAACTGGTAGGCGAGCCTTCTGGACACCGGGAGCGGCCTTCTCATCCTCAACGGTGTCTGTCACCGTCTTGGCCTTAGGGGCGTCCGGTGTTTCACCGAACTTGCCACCGGAGCCACGACCCTGTGTCTTGGCGTTCTGGGAGCGCTCGGTGGGAGTGTAGACCCCATCCCCGGCAGCAGCAATGATACTGTATGAACGATCAAGCTCTTCAAAATCCAACTCAGATGCAGCCAGCGAGAACAGGTTGCGTTCCTCGGGATCAGTGTCTAGAATATCAAAGTCTTCACCCGGTGTGGAGTCAATCCAGTGGGCGAGCGTATCAGCCGTCATCTCGTCAATCGGGATGATCTGAGGCTCGTCCACTTCTGTTATGTCCATTTCCGGAATGACCGTGAACCCGTCAGCCCCCCATGAGAAGACTTCCCCGGTTTCGTAATTGACACTGATGAGTTTGTTGACAAGGGACGATCCGGGGGCACTGCCGATGGCAAAATATGCGAACACGTCATCATCGAACTGGTACTTGTGCACTAGGCCGTCATCGAGGTCTTCTCGGATGGAGAAATTGGACTCAACGACCTTAGCGGCCCACTTGCGGCCCTTGAAGCCTCCACGGAGGCGTTCTGAGAGGTCATTCTCGGCAAAGAAGCTGTGGACCCACTCAACGTCAGCCATGGAGACCGTAGGGTCTTGGGCTAGGCGGTTGGCAGCAGCGAGATCAGCCTCAGGCAGATCCAAGCTCAGAGAAGTAATAGTGTTTGCGATTTCGGCCTTGACTGCTTCGGGAACGCGGAAAGGCTTTTCCTCACCCTTGACTTCCACGGAAGCAGCTACAGCGCCGCCAGCAGGGGCAGCAGGGGCAGCAGGAGCGCCCTCAGCAGGAGCAGCTTCTCCGCTACCGTCAGGGGCAGTGTCGGCCTTGTCGCCCTCAACCATACCATCAAAATCGCCCTCAGCACCTTCGGAGTACTGGCCTAGGCTTCGTCCTCCGGGAGCAAAAAGCTGGTAAAGGACAGGGTTTCCGCCCATTTCATCATCTATCGGATCTGTACCATCAAGGAGCTTATTGTCAGTTCCCTGTGCCTCGTCCTCAAATTCATTGGACTCATACCCAGCAGCCAGCGCATACCCGTCTGCACGCTCGATGAGGGCCTTACCCTCTGCCTTCATGGCGGCACCGTATTCGCTAGACTTCAATGCCTCAGCGAAGTTGTTCTTCCCATCGTGAATCTTCTTACCGTCTGGCGGCAGCGTTGCCTTGGACGCGAGCACACGAATAGCACTAGGGTCAATGATTTTTTGCGTGACAGAGCCATCACGGTTCTTCTGGTCCACGTAGGCCTTGCCGTTGATAACACTGGTAACGACACCGGCCTGTTCCTTACCGTCAGAGCGGTAGCGAACGTTTGCTCCCAGAGAAATCCAGCGCCCAAGACGGTCACGAAGTTGCTTCTTAGCTTTGGTACTGCGCCAGTGGTAATCGTTAGCCAAAGTTTTCGCCTTCCAAGGTCATGGGTAGTCGAGTGATTCCAGACTTCTGACCCACTTGATCCTAGTTTATACAAGTTGGTATAAGTATATCACGAAAGAGAAAGGCCCTGTCAGTTGACAGGGCCTTCCTCATAGTGT